TCTTTAGCTACCTTTACAGGCACTCAACTTGCTAATCAGTTTTCGACCTCAACTGATATTACGGCCCAAGCAGCAGGTGTTTCAGGCGTTAACTTTTCGCAGCTTGTGTTTACGATTTCTATCGCAGGTACTTCAATGACTTCGATTAGCGCTGGTACGCTGTACTTTACCGTTCGCTATTTTCAATCGGATAACACTGGAAACGCTACTACCTATCCTTACGGTAATGTAGATTAATACCTAAATAGGAGTGCAATATGCGTCCCGTAACGGTGTTCAAAATTAGTACAGGGTCTACCAACCCTGTACCAACAAATTTATTTGCTACGCCTTTTAACGTCGGTATTGGAGTGGTGGTTAGCGGCACGGTAAACTACACTGTGCAGCATACTTTTGATGACATTTGGGCTTCTAATTACTCTGCTGCTTCTGGCAATTGGTACAACCATTCCTCTCTAGCTGCACAAACTGCTAACGCTGATGGTAACTATGCCTTTCCAGTAACTGCTGTAAGACTAACAGTTAACTCAGGGGCGGGTACGGCTACTATGACGCTTATTCAAGCTGGGGTGGCGCAGTAATGCCTATAAGTTCCGCAGGTGTATCTAACTACGCCAATGTAACTTTAGGTACAGCATCAGGTGTGAGTGCTAATGATGCAGGAGATGTTTCTGGTGCAGGCATAACTGTTTTGTATTCAGTGGTGAGCCCTTATTTCATTGCGACATTAAGCAGTATTACCGGCGATCAAGCGAAAGGCGTTGCTTTAGATTCAAGCGGAAATATTTACGTTGTCGGGTTTTCTGGCGCATCAAACAATATACAACTTGCCAAATATAACAGTACGGGCACTATTCAATGGCAATATCAACTAAGCGGTGCGAGTATTGAAAACGGTTATTCGATTGCTGTTGATTCATCTTCAAATGTTTATGTTGTTGGAATGGTTACTGTGTCCGGCGCTTACCTTACGGCTGTTGCAAAATATAACAGTGCCGGAACCCTTCAATGGCAGCGGCAATTGGGTGTTCCGGGTTCCGCTGACTCGCCCGGTTACGCGGTCGCAGTTGATGGTTCAGGCAACGTATATGTCGGGGGTTCATCTGATTGGGATAGGGGCAACGCTGATTTTATGGTTGTAAAATACAACTCAAGCGGAACGCTGCAATGGCAGGTTTATTTAGGCGGTTCGGGTACTGATGAAATATACGGACTTGCCGTTGATAGTTCCGCAAATGTTTATGTAACTGGTATTTCAAGCAGTGATTTGTTAATTGTTAAATATAATACAAGCGGCACAGTGCTGTTTCAAAGGCGATTGTACAGTCTAGTAGTTGATATCGGTTACGGCGTGGCACTTGATAGCTCCGGAAATATTTATATTGTTGGGAGTACAGGGACTAACAGTACATATGATATACTGATTGCAAAATATAATAATTCGGGCGTTATTCAATGGCAGCGACGACTAAGCGGTGCGGGTGTTGAAAACGGTTTTTCGATTGCTGTTGATAATTCGGCAAATGTTTATGTCACTGGCGTTGCTAATAACGACTTGCAAATTGCTAAATACAATACAAACGGCGCAATTCAATGGCAACGCAATATTTCAAGCGCGGGTAACGATACGGGTTATGGTATCGCAGCGACTAATGCGGGTGAAATTGTTGTCGTTGGTACATCAACTGCAAGCGGCACCAATGATATATTGATTGCAAAATTGCCCGACGACGGAACAAAAACAGGAACTTATACAGTCGGCAGCATTTCATTGACCTATGCGGTTAGTACGCTGACCGATGCCGCCGCCGGTTTAACTGACGTAGCGTCAACAAGAACAACCGGAACTTCCACGTTAACCGACAGCGCGGGAACGCTAACGAGCGCAGCCAGCTCATTAATATCTGCAACAACCGTAATATAAGATGAGCTTTCTACTGACAAATAATTTTAACCAATATCCGTTGGGTTTGCACCTTGCGATCAACCGAAGTGGTTTACGCCTAAAGGGGAAAGTGTAATGCCTATAAGTTCCGCAGGTGTATCTAACTACGCCAACGTAACTTCAGGCGCTGCAATTGGAGTAAACGGCTATCCTGCCGGAGCAGTTGCTGGTGCTGGTGTAACGTCACTGTTTACAGGTGTGGGTAATTTCTTGGTGCTTCAAACCGGCGATTATCTTTTGCAGGAAACCGGAGCTTATCCAAACAATGGTTTCTTGCTTGAGGTTCAATAACATGCCTAATTTGAAAATCAGTGAACTTACAAGTGGCAATCCGGCGCAATCGTCGGATGCTATTCCTATTGCCAGAAGTGGAGCAAACTACCAAATTACGGCTAGTAGCATTGCAAGCCTCGGCTCAAAAGAAGTTTTCCTGCTTAACCAAAAATCGACAGCCACGGGTCAATATATAGACGTAAAAGGGCAATCTTTTTGGTACGACTCAACGTATAAAGAATTTAGGGTATCAATCCGATGGGTTCTATCGTATGGAACAAGTCCCAGTACATGGTCAGGCGACCTTCTGTATTTTTACGGCAGATCGACATCTGACGGCGTTAATTTTACGAACTCGGTACTTTTTGATAGCTATTATTATTACAACCTGTTGTCTCAATACGGTGGTAATGTTAGTTACGGCCAAACCGGCGGTGGTTTTTTTACAGCCTACACCAACAACACCACCACAAGCAGCAGTGCTATTGCCTTGTCAATTCAGACAAATCAGATCATGCCTTATTTTACTGATACTTACAATGGCAGTTCAATTAGAGAAAGCTACGAATATACGACCGATTTTATAGTCACAGCCCCAAGAAATATATACGGAGCGCCGTTTAGCGGTAGCAACTTAATAACAAAGGGGTTTACCGTTAAAGGCGATATAACAACGTATGTTTATTACTCTGGGTATTATTTGGTTCCATCAAGAAATTTCTTTAACGGCGGCTATAAAAATCCCGGTTCAAGGTCAAGTGGGAATTATCGTATGTACAACCTTGGCGGATTCCAAATTCAAAATCCGGCCTACTATGCGAGTTGGGAAGTAAATGTTTTTGGAGTGCTGGCATGAGCGCAGAAAGGATTTCCGTTGTCACGGATGATGGCGAACTGAGTTTGACTCAGGAAGAGTTCGATTCTTTTGTCAAAACTCAAATCCAAGAAAGCTCTGTTAACTTAAAATGGGCAAGCTTAAGGTTGACGCGAAACAATCTGTTGCTGGAGGCCGATAAGCTGGTAATCAAGTACATCACCACGGACAGGGAAATTCCGCAGGCGCTCAAAGATTACATGCAAGCATTAAGAGATTTGCCGAGCGCTGTTACGGACATTGACAGCGCATCTTTCCCTCAGATTCCGGTTTTATAAAATGATTACTGCATTCAGAGGGTATTATGGCTAAGTCACCTGCATGGCAGCGCAAGGAAGGCAAAAACCCAAAAGGTGGTTTGAACGCCAAAGGGCGGGCTTCGTACAACGCAGCTAATCCGGGCAAGCCTGGGCTAAAAGCACCTCAACCAGAGGGTGGGCCTCGTAAAAAGTCATTCTGTGCCAGAATGGAAGGCATGAAAAAGAAGCTAACATCTTCTAAGACTGCTAATGACCCAAACAGTCGTATTAACAAATCGTTAAGGGCTTGGAAGTGTTAAATGGATACCGGCGTTTTGGTTTGGAATCTAGTCACATCGTTCTTTGTGGCCTTGGTCATGTTGATGCTTAAAAACGCATCCGACGAGCAGAAACGTATCCAGATTTTGCTCAACAAAACGAGGGAGGAAATCGCTCGTGATCACATCACTCGTGCAGAGGTTCGTGCGGACCTTGAAAGAATTATGGAACGCTTCGATGCAGGCTTTGAGCGGCTTGAAGCAAAGATTGACCAACTCGCTAAAAAGGCGTAAAGATGCCAGCAGTCAGCGAGAAGCAGAAAAGGTTCATGCAGGCAGTAGCGAACAATCCGAAGTTCGCAAAGAAAGTTGATGTCCCTCAATCCGTTGGAAAGGAATTTACGATGAAAAAGATGCAATCAGGTGGTATGGCCGCAAGCAAGATGGGCGCAGTTAAGACCGCAGCTCCTAGCCGTGATGGTGTTGCTATGAAAGGCAAGACCAAAGGCAAGATGGTAGTCATGGCCGGTGGCGGCATGAAAAAAGGCGGCAAGGTCAAGAAGATGGCCTACGGCGGTAAGGCGTGCTGAGATGATGGAGTCTTTAGTAAAGCGTTTTTGGAGTAAAGTCCAAAAACAAAGTCCAGATTCTTGTTGGGACTGGCAAGCGTACACCAACAAAAATGGGTATGGTTGGATGTATGTTGATGGAGCATCACGTCCTGCACATCGTATATCTGCTTTGCTAAACAATTTAATCGACTCCTTATCAAATCCTTTACATGTTCTTCATAGGTGTGATAACCCTAAATGTTGTAATCCCAAACATCTATTTCTTGGAACTAATAAAGAAAATGTTGCGGATAGGGTTTCAAAAGGTAGGACTAGGGCTATACCTAAACACGGGGAAGCTAACGGTATGAGTAAATTGACTAAAGAACAAGTTGGGCAAATAAGGGGTCTTTATTTTGCGGCGCAATTTAGTCAGTCTCAGCTCGCTCGTAAGTACGGTATTAGGCAAAACCATGTAAGTCGTCTTGTAAATCAAGTTCGGTGGGGGGGTGTATCTTGATGGCCTCACGCGGGATGGGGGCGATTCGCGCCTCCAAGATGCCCAAGCCGGTTACTAAAGCTCGGCGGGATGACACCGATTTCACTGAATATAAAAAAGGTGGGGTTACTTCCGCAGGGCCATTTATTAAAGACGGTAAATACATGAAGTTCTCTGACAAAGGAGAACCGATTGGTATGACCCCTCTAAAGAAAATGAAGTCTGGCGGGGAATCCCGTGTGAACGAAGCTGGCAACTACACCAAACCGGGGATGCGTAAAGCATTGTTCAACAGCATAAAAGCTGGCGGCAAAGGTGGTGCGCCGGGGCAGTGGTCAGCTCGCAAAGCTCAGATGCTTGCTATGAAGTACAAGCAGCGTGGTGGAGGTTACCGTGACTAGCAAGTTTCCAGATCTAAATAAAGATGGCGAAGTAACCCAAGCTGACATTCTTAAAGGTCGCGGGGTTTACAAAAAAGGTGGTATGGCTAAAGGTGGTAAGTGGATTCAGTCAGCCATCAAGAAGCCCGGAGCCTTACGCGCACAGCTTGGTGTTAAAGGCGACAAACCGATTCCCGCAGGTAAGCTGGCTAAAGCTGCAAAAGCTCCCGGTAAACTAGGGCAGCGAGCAAGGCTGGCGCAGACGTTGAAGAAGATGAAGTGAAAGCCCCGCAGCAAAGTCTAAAAAATTGGACTGACCAGAAATGGAGAACCAAGAGTGGCAAACCTAGCACACAGGGTTCAAAAGCAACTGGCGAACGATACCTCCCGGAGGCGGCAATTAAGTCTCTTACACCTGCTGAATATGCTGCGACTTCAAGAGCTAAACGAGCTGGAAAAAGTGCAGGAAAGCAGTTTGTTAAACAACCGGCAAAAATTGCCGCAAAGACTGCGAGATTCAGATGACCACTAGCGGTTCAACCGACTTTAATCTTGAGTTTGTAGACATAGCCGAGGAAGCCTTTGAGAGGGCTGGTCGGGAGATGCGCTCTGGTTACGACCTGCGTACTGCACGTCGTTCGATGAACCTACTAACCATTGAGTGGGCAAATCGTGGCATCAATATGTGGACGATTGAGCAGGGCACGAAGAATTTGGTACAGGGCACTGCGACGTACGATTTACCGGACGACACCATTGACTTGCTTGAGCACGTTATAAGAACGGGGGCTGGTAATGTTTCTACGCAAGCTGACCTCACACTTACCCGGATTAGTGTCTCCACCTACGCCACAATCCCAAACAAACTTTCTCAAGCAAGACCGATACAGATTTACATCAGCCGCAACTCTGGGGCAACATACCCAGCAACAAGCGCATACGAACCCGGACAAACCGCGTACCCCCAATTCACAGTCTGGCCTGTTCCTGACCAAGGCACTGAAGCCTCGCCGTACTATCAAGTAGTTTATTGGCGTTTACGTCGAGTGCAAAATGCTGGAGATGGTATAGAAACTCAAGATATGCCGTTTAGGTTTCTCCCTTGTATTACCGCAGGGCTGGCTTATTACATTGCTATGAAGATCCCTGAAGGTACAGATCGTATCCAGATGCTTAAAGCTGCCTACGAAGAACAGTGGAACCTTGCAGCGGGTGAAGATCGTGAAAAGGCAGCGGTGCGTTTTGTTCCACGTCGGATGTTTTTGGGTAATGTTGGGAGTTTCTAATGCCCAATCAGTTTGCCTCTGGTAAATGGGCTATCGCGCAGTGCGATAGATGTAACTTTAGGTATAAGTTAAAGCAGTTACGCCGATTGATTATTAAGACAAAGAACGTCAATATTCTTGTCTGCCCTGAGTGCTGGGAACCTGATCAACCGCAACTTCAGTTGGGTATGTACCCCGTGTATGACCCGCAAGCTATTCGTAACCCTCGTGTCGATTCAAATTCTTATTATCAAGCTGGATTAAGTGGGTTACAAGTAGAACCTGTTAACAACGATTCTAGCCAAGATGAGCTTGGATCAATTACACTTGGTAGTCGAATTATTCAGTGGGGATTTAATCCTGTGGGTGGTTCAAGATTGTTTGATGCTGCGCTTACTCCAAACGACCTAGTGGCGCAGGGTTTAGTTAATTCTGTAACTGTTTCGTAGGAGTTAATGATGGATAAGAAAGATCTAGCGCAAGACAAAAAGATGATCGCTGGTGCAGTGCACAAACATGAGAAAGCTAAGCACAAAGGTCAGCCTCTGACCAAACTTAAAAAGGGCGGTCCAACGGGTATGGATATGCGTAAAGTAGGACGTAACATGGCTCGTGCTTCTAACCAAAGGGGTCGATAATGGCTACGTACAGTATGAAAAAGGGCGGTAAAGAAGTTGGCCCTGCTTCTGTTTATGCTGAACCGCATACGATGACGGGGAAAAAACTGAAGATGGACCCAAACCCCGGATCTGGCCCTGAATATAACAGCAGCAATGAAGTCAATATTTCTGTAGGCAACATTACCAAACGTGTCAATAATGACGTTAAAACTTCAGGCATCAAGATGCGTGGTGCAGGAGCAGCAACTAAAGGCGTAATGTCTAGGGGACCGATGGCGTGAACTATACGGAGTTAAAGAAGGCGATCCGAGGGTATGTCGAGAACGACTTCCCGACGATTACTTTTTCTGATTCGGTTACGACGTTTACGTCGGACGAGCAGCTTGCGGTTTTTGTTAAACAGGCCGAGCAACGTATTTTTAACGCTGTTCAGCTTCCTATGTTTCGTAAAAGCCAGCAAGGCGTGTTTGATGCGGATAATCCCTATCTTACTTGCCCTTCTGATTTTCTTTCTCCCTTCAGTCTTGCTGTTTATTCCTACACTCAACCCACAGGTACTGGAACGTCTGGGGCGTATACGGTAACCGTATCGTCTGCGACTAACATTCAAGCGGGGCAGTATGTTTTTGGTACGGGGATCGCCACCAACGCACAGGTAGTCAGTATTAGTGGTACAACGGTTACGTTAAATATCGCCAACACTACAACGGTTTCAGGTGTTTTGACGTTTCAGAGTAAGTATTTTTATTTGCTCAATAAAGACGTTGAGTTTATTCGGGAAGCGTACCCCCCACCACAAAGTATAGGTCGCCCTCGTCATTACGCATTATTCGGCCCGACGGTTAATGGGGGCGCAATTACTACCACGGTTTCTTTAATTGTTGGTCCAACACCTGATATTGATTACAAAGCCGAACTTCATTATTTTTACTACCCAGAATCTATTGTTGACGCTGAAAATACTTGGCTCGGTGATAATTTTGATACGGTGCTGTTATATGGCGCTTTGCAAGAAGCCTATACATTTATCAAAGCTGAGCAAGATATGATGGCTCGGATAGATTCGCAGTACAAAGAAGCTCTTGCATTGTTTAAACAGCTTGGTGATGGTAAAGACCGCCGCGATACTTATCGTGACGTACAGGTACGTTACCCTGTGAGGTAGTATGGCAATCTTCCAAACCATGTGTACAAGTTTTAAGGCTGAAGTTGCCCAAGGACTGCATAACTTTACGACGGGGACGGGTGATGTCTTTTATCTCGCGTTATACCTACCCTCCGCAGACTTGGGAGCAGATACCACTGTTTACACAACGTCGGGTGAATCCAGTGGAACCAATTACACCGCTGGTGGGATTGCACTTACAAACATCACGCCAACAACCTCCGGCACCACGGGGTATTGGTCGTTTCAAAACGTCACTTTTTCAAACGTATCTCTTACATGCGCTGGGGCGTTGATCTACAATTCTACTAACGGCAATCGGGCTGTTTGCGTGTTAAATTTTGGCACGACACTTGTAAAAGCTAGTCAGGATTTAGTGATTACTTTCCCAACTGCGGATTCAACAGACGCTGTATTAAGGATTTCTTAATGGATTGGGGATTAATCAACAACTATGAAGACGCGCAATGGGGCGAAGTTGATAATCACCAAGAAGCTGGGTGGGGGGAAGTTGATAATTACCAAGAAGCTGGGTGGAGCTTAATTATTACGCAATGAGGTGAATTATGGCTTATATCCCAACAACATTACTTTCTCTTCCAATTATAACAACTGGATCAGAGTCTGGTTCATGGGGAAACGTTACTAATAACGGGTTAACTCAGTATCTTGATATTGCTATAGCTGGGTCGTTGTCTTTGACAACAGATGCCGATGTTAATTTAAGTAATACTGCGGGAACAGATACCGTAACTAATATTGGTTCTACCACTGCACAGTACATGGTGCTTAACTGTACTGGATCACGAACTGTTACTCGGAACATAAACGCCCCGAAACAAAGTAAGTTGTATGTTGTTATTAATGCAACAACTGGTAGCCAAAGTGTTGTTTTGCGCGGGGGGCCGACTGCACCAACAACAGGTGTGACGATTGCAAACGGAACTACAGCACTATGCGCTTGGAATGGGTCAGATTACGTTTTAATTGGGGCTTCTGGTGACGTCACCGCCGCTGGCAATAACGCCTTCACAGGCGCAAACACTTTTTATAACGCCACAGGGCAGGCTTTTGCTCCGGCAACAACAAACGATGGGATTATTCTTCAAGGCAGGGCTGGAGGATCTTCGTCTTATCGTGTGACATTTGCCACTGCAACCCTTAGCGCCAATAGAACGCTTACTTTTCCCGATGCTACAGATACTGCTGCGGTTCTTGGTACGGCACAAACCTTCACCGCAGCCCAAACCTTCCGTGCTGCCAATGCTATTAGATCTGAAGCAGCATCTACACAAGATGCGGTGATTATCGCTGGTCGTGCGGGCGGTACAAGTTCTTACGCAATTACTTTGACACCTGCAACTCTTTCGGCAAGCAGAACGCTGACGCTGCCAGAGCCTGGAGAAGATGTAACGCTTGGCTATTTAAATGTCCCGCAAAACATACAGACAGGCAGTTACACGTTAGTTCTTGCTGATGCTGGCAAACACATTTATCGTGGCTCAGGATCTGCTGCAACGTGGACAATTCCAGCAAATGGGAGTGTTGCGTACCCAATAGGAACAGCATTAACGTTCATTAATTTGTCTGCAACTAGTGTAAGCATTGCAATTACAACCGACACGATGTATTTAAGTCCTACTGGCACAACAGGAACTAGAACTTTGGCTCAGTATGGATCTGCCACTGCCGTAAAAATAGCTTCAACAAACTGGATCATCTCAGGGAGCGGTCTGACATGACAGGGGTAACACAAGCGGTATTTATGAACCAAAGGTCGTTTGGCCCACCCAGAGGTGAACAATCCTATACAACGGCAGGTACCTATACCTGGGTGGCCCCTGCGGGTGTTACTTCAATTAGTTTCGTAACTTTAGGCGGTGGTGGTGGGGCTAATACCTATCAAGGAGGCGGCGGCGGCGGTTTAGGTTATGTAAACAATTATTCAGTAACGCCCGGAAATTCTTATACTGTTGTTGTCGGCGGTGGCGGAACTGCCACAAATGTTAGTAATACTGCCGGTGCTGGCGGAACAAGTTATTTTGTTAGTACAAGTGTAGGGGGGGCCACGGGTGGTCATGGCGCAGGTATGACGCAAACTGGAGGTGCGCCAACGGGAGGAGCTACTGGAGGCACCGGAGGTACAAGTTCCGCTTATGGTGGGGGTGGTGCCGGGGGTTATTCTGGTAATGGCGGTAGCTCTAGCCCCGGTACTGCTGGCGCTCCTGGTAGTGGTGCTGGTGGCGGTGGTGGAGTTGGGAACGCTGCTCTTATCTCCCCAAACATAATTCAATACGGTTCGGGTGACGGGGGCGGTGTTGGGTTATTTGGTGCTGGAAGCACTGGAGCCGCAGGTACTGCTGGCACTCCCGGTACGGCTGGAGGTTCAGGTTCTGGCGGGAGTGGGCGTTCTTATGGTGGCGGCGGTGGTGCGGGCGGATATACCGTTTATTGCGCCACCACATGCTGCCCGATTTATGTTTATAACAACGGTTCTGCGGGTGGTAGTGGGGCTGTTCGTATTGTCTGGGAGGGATCTACACGATCATTTCCATCAACCGATGTGGCGTAACGACTATGGAACTTTATATTCAAATTCGTGATGGGCAGCCTTACGAACATCCTATTCTTGGAGATAATTTTTTTGAAGCGTTTCCGCACTTGGACACCAATAATTTGCCGCCAGAATTTGCAAGATTTGAACGCATTGAAGCTCCTAGTTTTGGTGTTTATGAAGTGCTTGAAGGTCCGGTTTATCAATGGGTAGGTGATATTGTTAAGGATGTCTGGACAGTTCGCCCGATGACTGATGAAGAAAAAGCAGTCAAGGTTAGTGAATTAACTCAAGCTGCTTATGCTTCTAGAGATCTATTAATCGTTTTTGCAGAGAATCAGTTTACTAAAGCAGCTACGGATGAACAACGGCAAGTATGGACAGAGTACATAACCAAACTCAATAATTGGACACCTCTAAGCCTTGAAGACCCAGCATTTCTAGCGCCACCTTTGATGACCGGAGATGGAATTAGTTTAAGCACAACTGCTTCAGGAGCCGCGCCAAATGTTATTGGTTAAGCCATTAGAAAATCTTGGCGATATTCGGGGTGCAATGTATACCTTTGAGAAAGCAGGGGACATGCTGCCCAAGCACAACCACACTGAGAACGATGTGCATATCACTATTGTGGCGCGAGGCAAGCTCAAGGCGTATTCGCATGATTGGCAGTTTGAGGCAGTTGCAGGGCAATTGCTGGACTTTCGCGCTGGCGAACCACATGAATTGATGGCGTTGGAGGACAATACACGGATCTTTAATATCGTCAAAAAGCATGGCGGTGTGAGCAACGATATTGTAAACATTGAGCCTTAATCATGGACGATAAAACCCACGAGCTAGCCGTACTCAAAGCGCAGGCTAGGATTCGGCTTGAAGAGCTTAAAGCACAAGACTCGGCCAAAGAAGTAGCAGGAAAAGCCATTGGCGAAGATGGTCTGCTTTACATCTTCCTGATTGTGCTCGTAGGTGTTGGCGCTTCACTTTTTCTTGATGGCGAAAAAATTGCTGCTGTTATGGGTCTTCTTGGTGCTTCACTTACTGCACTTATTCAAATGCTGAATGGGATCGCAGGTACTGCGCCTAAGCAGGAGAAGCCTGAGTTTGAAGTCATCAAGGATCTCATTACACGTTTGGACAAGCTTGATCGTGCCGAGCCACCCATGCAGGTTGATGTTGAAGGCAGCAAGGTAACCGTCAAGAAAGGTGCCGACATCGTAACGGCTAAGGGGTAATTATGTTTGAGCTACTTAGCGGCGGTCTTTTAGGCTCCATCTTCGGCGGCATCTTTCGCCTCGCCCCGGAAGTCCTTAAGTTCTTGGACAAAAAGAACGAGCGTCAGCATGAACTCAGCATGTTCCAACTCCAGACCGATCTGGAGAAAATGCGCGGTGAATTCAAGATGGAGGAGAAGTATGTTGACTACTCTATCCAGCAGATGGATACCATCAAAGCTGCGTTTCAAGAGCAAGCTGAAACGGCTAAAGCAGCGGGTTGGTTTGTGGCTGCTATCTCAGCGTTGGTTCGTCCGGGGATTACTTGGTGTCTCTTCTTTATGTATGCGGCAGTCAAAGCGGCTGCGCTTGTTATCGCGTTTCAGACGGGTGCGAACTGGATGGAAGTTGTAACTAAGTGCTGGGATGAGGATGATTTTGCTTTATTTACAATGGTTTTGACGTTTTGGTTCGTTGGGCGCAGCATTGAGCGGTATCAAAAACCAGCATGAATGAGGCAAAGAAGCTTTGCAAAGATATACTAATCAAGCCCTTCGAGGGGCTAGCAAAGCGCTTGCCTGACGGACGAGTAACGGCTTATCCAGACCCCGGAACCCGTGGGCATCCTTGGACAATCGGCTGGGGGGCCACTGG